TCTCATCCGCTTGGTCAGCCGCTTGTGATGGACCACCTGGATAATTTGATGTAGCAATATCACCAGTACCAATATCTAGGAAGTCGTGACCAGTTAAACGAACATTTGAATAACCTGTTGTAATTGTTGTTGCTGTGTTATCTGCAATCGCATTACCTGAAGTTACAACTGAAGTTAAACGAATCGTAGCTTGTTGATTACCTGTATTTGTTTCTGTTACAGCAGATACTCTGTAATAAGTTGAATCACCTGTAAACTGAACATTAGCACCAAGTTTAATAACGCCTGTGCTACCAAGTGTACTATCAGTTGAGTCAACTGCGATTAAGGCACCAAATTGTCCTGTTTCTGCACTTGAAGAAGCCGCTTTAACTTGAAATGTTGATGAGTCTTCTTTTGTAATAGTTAAAGTTTCACCATTTACAAATGAACCTGAAATATTTTCTATATGAAAATGGTCTGTGGAAATATTTGTTCTAAAAATTCTAGCACTAGCACCGCCAGCACCTGCTACGGTAGCAGTACCAACACCTTGTGTTGCGATACAATCTGAAACATCTGACTCTGTAGCACCACTTAAAAATTGTGTTGCGTCATATTTTAACATTTTACCACGAGATATAACTGAAACAGCTGTTTCACTTGGTAATGTTCCTTCTGAAACGGCACCTTTTTCACCGTAACCAGATGAACAATTTAAACCTCTTATGAAACCACCTGAATGAGCGTAGAATGATTTATCACAATAATATGTAAAGATAGAAACCATCTCACCACGACCACCTGCTAAACAATGAACACCAATACCGTCAGAGTTAATTTGTGTAAAGTCATTTGCGAGAATTGATTTATTACCTGCACTATGTAAGTTACCATCAATTTCAATACCTGTTGCATTAGCATTTACAGATGAGCAATTTTGTACATAAGGTGAGGCAACCGTAACTGAACCACTAGGGTCTAATGAAGTAACAGCAGCTTTACCAGTACCTTTTCCTACAGGTGTACCAGTTAAACCTTTCATTGACATTTGTACTAAATTTGTGGAGTTGTTCATTAAGAACATATCAGAAGCGTCATTGTTTTCTAACGCTGTAACCGTTAGTGTTAAAGCAGAACCTGGATTACCTATAGCAGAAGCTGGAATTGTTATTGTATCATTTACTGCAAAACCATAACCGCCATGATAAACTGATACGGTTGGAGCACTTGAACCATCTTGAACAACATTAATTCTAACTGCTTGATATTTACCTGCTTGACTAGTAGCAGTTGGTGTAACATAGTTGTAAGTACCTGCTGTACCACCAACACCACCTGATTTTGAAACCGTTTTAATAGCTGTACCTACACTAGTTGCCGGTCTTACCTCTGTGCCTCTTAATGATTCACCTTGAACGGTAACACCTGCTGGAATAACTAATGGTAAAATTTCTCTGTAAACTCCGTTTTTAACATAAACAACATCACCAACTGAAACTGATTTAACTCTTAAAGTTAAATTAGCAGATGAATTTCCTATATTTGCTGAGTTAAAAGTAATTACATCATCTACTGCGTGACCAGTACCACCATCTCTAATTATAATTGTTGGTGTTGATGAACCATCAATCACAGCTCTAATTTTCATGCCTGTTCCAGAACCATCTGAAGACGCTTGAGTTACATCATAAGTACCTGGAGTACCGCCTGTACCACCTGTAATTGTATCAAAGTCAACAACATCAGCTGAACTAGCAACTGCTAAAGCAGCATTAATAGTTTTGTATGGTAAATATTGTGAACCTCTTACACCTGAATCACTTCCAGAGTTTGCAACATAAATTACATTTTTACCCTCTGCGTTTGACCAGACCGGGTCTGTACCATCTGTTGTTAAAACTGAACCCTCAGGACCAATTGCTAATCTTTGTGAAGCAGCAGCACCTTGTATTATTATATCACCTCTTGTACTTAATACTGCACCTGTATCACCTTGTGCAACTACTTGCCATTTAGCTGCGTCTGAATCTGGAGATATATTTAAAACTCTATCTTGTATTGCGACATAAGTTGTAGAAGTTAATCTAACTACATCACCAATATTATATGTTGTACTAGCATTGTAAGCCGCTCTGTAATTAAATCCTTCTAGGTTTAATTGCCAATAAGATGTGTTTGTTGTTCCGTTTGTATTTGCCGGATATTGATTTGTATGATTTGCTGTACATACATAGTTGTTACCACCATATTGAACCGTATCACCTGTTTTGTAAGTTGTTCCGTGTGAGTATGTACCTAAAGCTTTGAAACCTGTTGTTATAACATCCCAATATGTATTGTCTGTCGGAGTTTGACCTGTTGCTTCTTCAGCATTTACATAAATGTATGTGTAACCACCATATGAAACTATATCACCTTGTTTGTAAACCGTTGATGAACTATAACTATCTTTCCATTCTTGACCTTCAACAAACTCTGTAAATTTAGATTGGTCAAAATTGTCTGAATTTGCACCTGAAGTATGAGCAGTTGTAACTTTATATTGAGTACCACCAAATTTAACTATGTCATTTACTTTGTAGTAAGTTGTAGCAGCCCAATCACCTTTATAATCAACTTGGTCTTGGTGTAATTCAAATTTAGAAGTATCTAATGTAGCTATGACGGTTGAAGCAACCGTTACCGTTGATGATGATGTGTGAGCAGTTGTACAACGATATAATCTTTGACCATAAGTAACTAGGTCGTTTAATTTATACCATGTAGCATTAGCATATGCGCCTTTGAAAAATAGTGATTCTCCTTGTAGAGACCAGTAATCTGTATATGTTCCAGGACTTGTGTAAAATAAGTTTTCGTTTGCTGGAGATGTATGATTTGCTGTAACAACATAAATGTTACCACCATATTTTACAACATCATCAATCAAATAGGAAGTGGACGCAGCCCAATTTCCTCTCCATTTAAATTTAATTCGTCCTAGTTTAAAATCTGCCATGGTTTACCTTTTAATTCCTACTATTTATACGACTTTATTACTAACTTCTCCAAGTTGTTGACGCTACGGTTGATGATGAGTCAAATGTAGAAAAGTCATCACTTGTCAATGCTGTTGCCCCTCTACTTCTATTTTCTCTTTTAACAAAATAACCATCACTATCAACAAAAAAGGTAGCGTCACCTTCTTCAAATAGATATTGATTATATTTGTCGTTTGTATTATTGTTATATTTCTTATTGATTATACCAACAGCAATTTGAGCACCATTGCTTGGTTTAATTTTAAATGTTATTGTAGGAGATGAATATGTAAAATGTTCACCTGCCTTTTGTTCAATATTGTTAACAAAAACTTTAAATCTTGTTGAATCTAATGGTGGATTAGTTATATCAAAAGTAACATCCGTGCCGTCACCTGCGAAATATTGTACACTAGAAAACTCAACATCTGCTTCTGTATAACTTTGAGGTAATTGTTCAGTACCATTTAAATCGCTAGGATTACCACCTTGTACATCTATTGTATCTGTATTATCTTTATCTATTTTTGTATAGTAAAGCATACCCTCGGTTGTTCTTCTCAAAGCATGAAAACCCTCTTTACTTTGTTGTCCTTCAGGTACTATTTGTCCTACTACAGCCATTAACTAATCTCCAATATACTTACAAATGCCTCTACATCAACAGATGAACTATCTGGATTAGGGTCTGCATAAATTCTTAACTTATCGTTATTTTCTAAATTAATTGGTTTATCCATAATTAATGTATTATTAGCAGAAACATTTAAACTTTTACCTACATGTCTAAATGTAGTGCCACCATCTATTGTAACTTTTACATTTACTTTAGCAGCATTTGTAGAACTTAAATTTGAAATATAAACTGCGTGAATAACGGCAGTTACACCAGAACCAGAAGCTGTGTATATATCTCCTGCTGAAGTATCTAATACACCTACATCAAGACCTGCATTTTTAAATGAACTTGCCACAATTATCCTCCAAATACAATACTAAAAGCAAGATTGTCGCCTTCAGTTGCTAAAACACCTGATTGATTAGGTAAAGAAACCGTATTATCAGCAGTAGGTTCAACAGCAGTTAAAGTTGTTTCAAATGCGTTTGCCTGATAACCTTCAAAAATTAAATTTGCACCGTCTAAAGTAATATCACTACCTGCAATAGCACCGTTTGATACAACATTTGCTAATGTTACAGAACCAGCACCACCCATTTCTTTAACAACATTACCTGATGTTTTTGTGTAAAACTTACCATCTGTAACATTCATTGCAATTTCACCAACTGCTAATGAGTTAGCTGCTGGAATTGCACTCGCCGTTTCACTTCTTTTTGGTTTTATTACCGTTGCCATTATTTAATATGTTTCTTGATTGCTTTTATTAATTTATCTTTAGTAAGTCGTCTGTCTAATTCAACACCGACTTTTCTACCTAATTTTTCTAATTGTTTTTTAGTTTTATTTTTTAAACCTTTTAAATCTATTTCCCATTCTTTTTTTAATTTCAATGGTTTCATATAAGGTTTAGTAATCCAATTTTTAAGTTTTGTCCATAGTTTCATTAGAATGAACCTCCGTCAATAGTTGTAACCGTAACAACACCTGAACTTGTTGTAAAGTTATCTGAATGGAAACTAGCAACACCAATATTTGATGTACTTGCTAATTCACCAGCAATTGTTAATGTTCCACCTGAAGCAGTTGTATTAATACCTTCTCCTGCTAAAAATTCCATTGGTACACCAATTTGAGTTGCACCTTGTGTAGAACTTTCGTCTGTAAATGTAAAGTTTTCAATTTTTGCACCATCTATACTACCTGCTAACATAGCATTTGTAATACCTAATGCTTTAACTCTTAATGCGTCTGCGTTTACTTCTATTGATGAATCATCTACTTCAACATCTAATTGATTACCAGTTTTACTTAAAGCGGCACCTGAAGTAATTTGACCTGCACCAGAAAATTGTGTTACATCTAAAGCAGTTGTACCAAAAGTAGGAGCACCATTATGTGTAAATACATAACCGTTATCTCCGTTAGCAGTACCTTCTTCTACAAAGATAAATGAACCACCAGATAATTCTGCTGGTTGGTCTTCAGGAGTTGCTCTTGTTAATACAAAGGCAGTTGAACCATCACCTACGGTTGTTACTA